TCAAACTGAAGAAGGTTGCAGGTTACTGGAACTATGACTCCTCTGAGTTTGCTGCACCTGCTCCTCTGCTGGATGATGACGATGCACTGGAAGCAATCTGGCAGAAGCAGTATTCTCTGACTGCTCTGACTGCTGCTGATCAGTTCAAGTCTTATGATGATCTGAACAAGCGTCTGAAGATGGTCTTGGGTCAGAAGTCTGCACCTGCTCGCTTTGATGAAGAGACTCAAGGTGAAGACAGTGATCGTGGTTCTTACACTCCTGACTTCCAAGCACGTCGTCCTGAGCCTACTGCAGACTTCAATGCACCGGACATCACTCCTACTAAGTCTGCTGACTCAGATGAGGATGATGCTCTGTCCTACTTCCAAAAACTTGCTGAGGAATGATGAGATACAACCAGTTGTGTTTAACTCTTCTGGTTATCGCAGCATATATTAATCTACTAAAATAGTCTAATATTATCAGCAGTTTTCAAGGTTTCAGTCTTATATTGACTGGAACCTTTTTTGTATTTCATGATATCTTCAAGATCATCAATGATAATATTTAAATATCTTTTCTTTAGTAAATATATACTTCTCTTATCATTATTCAACTTCTCTTCGTATTGATAGTTTGTGACCTCAACCACTGGTCTCTCTGTTACCATTCCAGATCCATCATAATATGTGAACGAATAATCAGAAGGAACTCTTAGACCTTTCTGAACCATGATAATTCCGTCATCATTTTTAATTTCAACAGTTTCATAATGATGGGTGTTATTTAAATTTTCATAGGTTTCATATTTTTCAAGTAGATACTTATCGAATTCAAATTGAGGCATGGGCCACTCACTTTGAATATTCAAAATGTTATTACTTGTCAACACAACCCAATCTAAATTAGATCTACCATACTCTTTGAATGCAACATTATCTGGTCTGTCATCACCATTGATTTCATACTTAGTGAAGAAAGACAAATCTTGATAGATGTCTTGCTTTAGAGTAACTCTCTTGAATAAATTTTTGACATTAATATAATCCGATATATTAGCATCGGGTAGTCTGCTAACGTATTCAAAATCTGGAACTTTACTAAAGTAATTTGACATCTTAGAAACCTATATTAGTATCATCAAAATCACTATATTCATCATTGTATACTGGTTCAAGTTCTTTGAACTGAAGAGACATCGCATATGATGACATCGCACCATCTTCATATGGCGCATAGTTTCCCTCAGGTGTATATTGAACATTACAAGATAGCAACGCACACTCCTTAAATCTGTTTAGGAATTTACTATCTGCACCCTGCTGCACATATTTGATTCTAAATGTGTGTGGAGTTTTTAGAAACAATCTCGATTCATCTCTGATTGGTGCCATCCCTTGTTTAAAAAATCTGATTATCTGTACAATTCTTGCTGCCTCAGCCGAACTCCTGGGAGACATTTTAAATTCAAAAGAAAACGGTCTTAAAGATGGTCTTTGAAATAACAACTCAAGGTTTGGATTAAGGATAACCCCTTGAGTTCTACCAAGTAATGAGTTGATGTCAGATCCAATTGCTGACGCTGCTGTGGCACCAGCGATTGCACCTTTAACTGCCCCGGTATTACTAACTACCTGGTTTTTCAAATCACTCAGAGCACCACTAAGTCCATCACCAATAACAGAACTATTATCGAGCATGGAAAGAGCCATACCTGCTGCTGCGATTTGTAGTGGATTCATTGTATCGCCGCCCCAGTCACATGCATTAGCATCAGAAATTCCACCTGGGATTGGTAGAGTGACTGAACCAATAGATGCTCTATCACTGTTTCTTTCTGAGAATCCAAACCCACTAACTTTTTTGGGTTCATACTTTAACATATCAAATTTGATGACATCTTGTGCCGAAGCCATATCCAATGGATACCTAAGACCTGTTGGAAAGGAGTCTCTTGTTTTTGAGTCTGCTTTAATTTTACTAGATGGTCGAGAATTATCCCCAGTTTCTGGTGGTTTTGTTGCCTTGTTTGGTTGTGCGTTTGCTCTATTATACTCTTCTGTTTCTTGAGACTTTGTAACGAAATCACCCCTCATAGATTCCATCTGATTCTTTGAGGCGGAGTTTAGTCGTCGTTCATTTTGCTTTACTTTAGTGGAGGCCAGACTATTAAAGTTCCAATTATTTACACCATCTCTTTCTGCGATGACTCTTCCACCCTGTCCTTGAGCATTGCTATACTGCAACATATCAACAGAATATGTTCCATCTGCCAGTTTTGTTGTTCTGGTGGCGGTATAGATTGTTTCTTTGTTTCTACCTTGCCCAATTACTACAGGACTAATTTTACTCGTTACAACAGTCATCTAAAGATGGTTTTTATTTATTTAGCACCAGTTTTCCATATTGTAATGAGAGTAGATCATCAAGTTCATCTTGTTGAACAATGTATACTTGAGTTCCTAATTCTTCCCAGGTATACTGTCGATATTCCTGGTGATGAAAGTTGATTCCACGAAATCCCCACTGAAATAATTCAGTTACTGCAACCAGTGGGTGTTGATCGTATCTGATGTTGGGAGTCTTTGCAAAGTATTTGAAGGTGCAGATGTTTCCTTCTTCAGGTATGGGTGTTACAGTATCATTCAGTGCATACATGATCAATTCCATTCTGTCATCGACATTAGTTTCTGATTGAATGTCTTGTCTTACTGATTCGATACGGTTCATTTGATTCCGAGTTCGTCTTCTGTGATTACTTTGAATTGAATTCGTCTGTCTTCGCAGAACTCAACTGCAGCTTTCCACTTTGCTTTATTGACTTCCCAGGTCTTACACTCATACAAATATGATTTGGTCACTCTCTTTCTCTGCTTTGGTGGTTGAGTTTGTCTCTTTGGTTTCACCTCAACCACATAAGTTTTAATTTGTCCTGTGCTTTCTTTGACCTTAATAATGAAATCAGGAAAATATTTATGAACTCTTTTATCAAGTGGTGAGACATATGGTATGAAAAATTCTTCACTACCCCACTCAAGAATGTTTTCGTTTAGATCGCAGTAGCGACAAAACTTGCGTTCCCAACTACTTCGACATATAATATTGTTAGGGTTGCCCTTATATTTCTTAGGAAATGATGGTTTGTATTTACTCTTGATACTTTCTGCCATACATAATATATAAGGTCAAAAAGTATTTATAGATGGCAAACACCGCCAGAGAAAAAGAAGTAGTAAAAAGAGTTAACGTCGATACAGTGAAGTCTAATCTCATGAGACCTTCACTGACTGCTTACTTTGCTGTCCAAATTCCTCTCCCAACTAATAATGGAGCAGAAACTGAGGTAGCAAAGAAGTTAAGAGAAGTTCTTGATACTTCAAAACAAGAAAAACTTAATCTTCTCTGCACTGATTCATCATTACCTGGATCTCAGTTGACCACGATGGAGATCACAAATGATCGCACTGGTGTGACTGAGAAACATGCTTATCGTAGAATGTTTGATGATAGAGTTGATTTCACTTTCTACGTTGATGCAGATAACTATCTTCCCATCAGATTTTTTGAAACCTGGATGAAAGCAATTATGAATGAGGGCAGTGAAGCTACTAACAAATCATATCATTACAGACCAACATATCCTGACGAGTATACTGCTGATCAAGGATTGAAGATTTTGAAATTTGAAAGAGATTATAAACAGGTCTTGACTTATGAATTCTTTAGATCTTTTCCTCTAAGTATTTCATCAATGCCAGTATCATATAGTGGTAATGATTTATTGAAGTGTACTGTTTCAATGTCATACATCAGATACATTCAAAGTGGTCCAACCAATGTCGGTGGTTTCTTTGGGGACAATAAAGAAAGTCTACTTAGTAACCCAAATAAAAATCCATTCTCTTTTGATCCAATTAGACAAGGCACTCAAATACTTAATAATGGTATCAATGATTTATTTAATTCATTCTCCAATATTGGTTAATAAATAATCGTACTGAAATACATCTATAGGACATCATGCCTTTACCAAAGATTGCAACTCCAACATATGAGTTGGAACTACCTTCTAGTGGACAGACTGTTAAGTTTAGACCTTTCTTAGTAAAAGAAGAAAAAGTTCTTGTCCTTGCACTGGAGAGTGAAGATACAAAACAAATCACCAATGCGATCAAAGCAGTCATTAAAGGTTGCATTCAAACCAAAGGAATTAAAGTAGAGAGTCTTCCTACATTTGATATTGAGTTTTTATTCCTCAACATCAGAGGAAAGTCTGTTGGAGAAAAGATTGAAGTAAATATTATTTGTCCAGACGATGAAACCACAGAGGTTCCTGTTGAGATTGACTTGGATGAGATTCGTGTTCAAAGAAATGATGATCATACCAAACAGATTAAACTTGATGATACTCTTATGATGGAAATGAAGTATCCATCTCTTGATCAATTCATTAAAAATAATTTTGACTTTGAAGACAAGAATGTAATGGATCAATCGTTTGATTTGATTGCATCTTGTGTGGATAAAATTTATTCTGAGGAAGAGGTGTGGGCAGCTGATGACTGCACAAAGAAAGAGATCAAAGATTTTCTTGAGCAGATGAATTCGTCTCAGTTTAAGGAAATTGAGAAGTTCTTTGAGACTATGCCTAAATTATCTCATAAGATTAAGGTGACAAATCCGAATACAAAAGTTGAAAATGAAGTTGTTCTTGAGGGATTAGCAAGTTTTTTCGCATAGCCCTGATACACATGAGCACGCTTAGTTACTATAAGCTTAACTTTGCGTTGATGCAGTACCATAAATATTCATTAACTGAGATTGAAAACATGATGCCTTGGGAGCGAGACATCTATGTTGCATTATTAGAACAACATCTTGAAGAAGAAAAACTAAAGCATCAACACGCGAATGGCATCTAGGGCGACTACCGATCCAATAGAAATACTCTTAGAGATGGGTGTAGACCTAGATAATCTCTCTGAGGAAGAGGATTATCTCAGTGCCTTAATGGAGGCGATTGCCACCATAGAATTTCAAACAAAAGGAAAGGGTGATGAGAGAAGTGCTGCCCTTAGAGAAGAAGTCATAAAGATTAGAAAAGAAAGGAAAAGACCACAGGCAAAGAAGACTAAAATATCAGCAGAGTCTTTTAAAAGACAATCTCCAGTTGTTAGATCTGGACAAAAGGCATTCCCAGGAACTGGGGCACTTGCTATGACAAAACCCTCAGAAGGAGGATCACTGGTTAACCAACCAGGTGAGGAAGAAAAAGAACCAAATATTTTAGAGAAAATTCTAGCAGGTGTTACTTCAATTCTTGAAACTCTAAATGAGCAACGGGAAGCTAATAAAGATCGTGCGAATCAACAAAGAAGACTTCAGGAGAGAAGAAGCAGGAAAGCAAAAGAAGATAAACTTGAAAGTGGGATCTTCAAAGGAATAGCAAAACAAGCAAAGAAGATTCTCAAACCTGTTGAGGGATTACTGAGTCGGATTCTTAAATTCATAGGAACAATCCTAATAGGAAAAGTTCTCATGAAGATTGTTGATTGGATGAGTAATCCTGATAATCAGGGAAAACTTGAAGCAATAGGCAACTTTTTAAAGAATACATGGCCTGCACTGCTTGCCGCATATCTTTTATTTGGAAATAGTCTTGGTAGATTTGCGGTAAAACTAATCGCATCGGTTGTAAAATTTGGTGCAAAACTATTAAAGGTGATTATACCTGCACTGATAAAAGGTGTTAAGAGACTAGGACTTAAAAAATCTCTCATGCTTGGTGGTCTCGCTGTTGGTGGGACAATGCTTGCAGGTCGCATGATGGATGGTGGTGAGGATGACAAACAACCAACCGAACCAATCACAAAAACAACTCCAGAGGAAGAAGCAAAACTAGGTGATACTGGTGTAACAGAAATAAGAATAGGTGGTCAACAATATGTTGAGGGTCAAGCCATGACTCCTCGACAAGTTGCCGCAACTCAAGCATCGATTGACATGGGTAATGACCCACCTACTGGACAAAGATTAAAAGATTTTCAGGCAGGTAAAGATGCCATGCCAAAAATGTCTGGCGGCGGCAGAGTTCCTGGATCTGGAAATAAAGATACTGTCCCAGCAATGCTCACACCTGGCGAGTTTGTGATGAGTAAAGGTGCTGTGCAGAAGTATGGTAGTTCAACTTTGAATGCAATGAATACGATGGGTGGTGGTTCTGGAAGACCATCATTTAAAGGTGGTTTGATGTATGCATCATCTGGCGGAGACGTACCTGAAAAAGAAGAACCAGGTGGGAGAAATAAAACAGAGTCTAAAGATGAGGGTGGTGGCTTCCTTGGTGGATTGATGAGTGGCATAGGTGGTTTATTTGGCGCAAAGAAAGAAAAGAAAGAACCCAGAAAAGGTAAACCCGAGGAAGAGACATCACCTGGTAGCAGTCTCACTGAAACCCAACAGAAGGCACTTCAAGTTCTTGCAAAGTATGAGTCTGGAGCAGCAGGATATGATGCTGTCAATCAGATTGGAACGAAAGGTGGTAGAGGTGTTGAGGGATTTTCTGGTGATATTAAGAAAATGCCTCAACACGAAGGCAGATCATTGACAGACTTTACTCTTGGGGAAATCAAAGCACTACAATATGATGATAAGTCAATGACAAATCAGCAGTGGATAGATGCAGGAAAACTCCATGCCGTTGGAGCATATCAGTTTATTGGAAATACTCTGCCTGGAGTTGCCGAGAGAGCTGGCATCCCTGACAGTGCTAAATTCTCTCCTGCTGTGCAAGACTTGATGGCACTTCAGTTAATGAAGGAAAGAGGGATTTCTCCGTGGGTGGGTCCGAGTGATAAAGCAACTGCTGCGGAAAGAGCGATAGTTGAGCAGGCGAGAAGTGTTCCAATTGCATATAACAAGACATCTGGTGGAGGTGCTGTCACTGCGTTTGGTGGAGGTGCTGTCACTGCGTTTGGTGGAGGTGGGACATATACTGCTAGTTCAAGTGGTAGTAAATCATCTATAAGCAAGAAGAGTGGTGGATCTGATCCCACTGGATTAGGTTTCCTTGCTAAAATTATGAAAGCTCAAAACAAGATGATATCTGGTTCATCTACCAGTGGTTTATCTGGCAGTGCATCTAGCAGACCTTCTGCAACTCTTGGGACAGCACCAAAAACACCTTCACCACCACCCCCACCAGTTACCGCACCACCAAAGGTTGAGGTTATGAACAGCACTGAACAGTCTCCTGGTCAAAAAATTCCAATCTCTGAAACTGCTTCTCATGTGCCAGTGATACCATCGGCACCAAGAGACGCATCTAAGATTACTGTTTTAGGACTCCCCGCATAATAAGATATGGCATTACCAGCATTATTAGGAGCAGGGGCAAGAGCAATCGGTGGACAGATGGTAAGGTCTGGTGGGAGAGCTGCTGCGTCAAAAATACTTAACCGTAAAGAAAAGAAGCAAAGGAGAGTTGTAAAAAAAGAAAACGGTCAACAAGCAACTGAGGGTGGCGGTGCTCTAGTTGTAAGACCTAAATCTACTATGATTCCTGCGTCTATAATAACGGCACCCGCAACACCTGAAACATCAACTGGAACGGGATCCAATATTCTTCTTGAAATATACAATAAAGTTATTGAAATAGATGGAGTGCTGAAAGGAACTCTTGCCGAAGAAAAAGCAAGATCCAGAGCAGAACTCATGGATCTTGAGGAGCAAAAAAGACAGAAACAAGAAGGGAAATTAGAAAAGAAAAAAACAAAAGATAAGAAAGAAGGGGGAGGAGGATTTCAACTCCCTCAACTAAGTTTCTTTGATCGAATAAAACAGTTTATTTCATCAATTATTACCGGATTTATTCTTCAGAAGTTAGTTGACTTTGCTCCTCAACTGGAGATGATTGGAAATATAATTGGAACTGGAATTGAAATTGTTACTGATTTAATTATCGGTGTAGTGGATGCTGCAGGTACATTCTTAAAGTGGGGACAAGATGCATATGATGCAACCAAGGGATTTCTAAAAGATAATTTTGGAGAGGGTGCTGCTAAGACTTTTGAAGGGTTCATGTCGAACCTCAATACAGCATTCAATCTCATCTCAATTATTGCATTAGGTGTTGCTGCATTCAATCCTTTTGAAGACTTGGGAAAGGATAAGAAGAAAGTAAAACTTGACAAGAGGGGGAGAGATGTAAAGAAGAGAAAACAAATAAGGAAAGAATTTGATAAAATTCGGAAAGAAAATCCGAAAATTTCAAAATCTGATGCTCTAAAAAAAGCAACTGAAGTAGTTGATTCTCCACCAAAACCAAAAGGTTTTTTTGGTAGAATTGGCCAAGGTTTTAAAGATCTTGCAACCAAAGGTGTCAAGGCACTTGGTGGTGGATTAAATTATTTGTCTGGTGGAAACCTTGGTAAACTAGGTAACTTCTTGCAAGATCAATACAAAAATGCATCTGAGTTTGCACGAAAACAATATGACAGAGTAACCGCAGTTGCAAAAAGATTGAAGGGTAAATTTGATGCTGGTATGAAATCGTTCCAAAGTAAACTTGGATCGTTAGCAGAGAGTGCAAAGCAACTTGTTGTTCAGAAAATTTTAGATCCACTCAAACCATTTCTTGATCCCATAATTGAAAAAGCAAAGAGTATTGGAGACTCATTATATAAAGCACTCCAGAAGATACCTGGGTTTGATAATATCACCAAAGTTCTGAAAAAATTTGGTGGTGCTGGTAGTAGTCAGATGCTTAAAAAACTTGGTGCAAAAGCACTTCCAGTTATTGGTGGTATATTTAATTTACTTTTTGCATATGATAGATTGGCATCTGGAGACAGCACAGGTGCCTTGATAGAAACCGTGTCTGCTGGTTTGGATTTTGGTGGATTAGCACCAGGATCAATGGCCCTTGATGCATATATGTTTGCCCGTGATTTTGTTCCCGCAATTCAAGAGACTGAAACTAATGTTATTAATGGAATGGGACTTGGTGGTCTTAAATCTGCGTTGGATACTGCTGGTTCAAAACTTCCAGATCTTGGATCTCTGGTCAAGATGATAACTGGTGGTGAAGACAAAAAAGAAACTAAAGAAACTAAAGTGACAGACCCTGCTGCTACTGGAGGAGGTCAACCTACAACTACAGAGAGTGGGTCAAAAATGGGTGAGATTAATGTTGAGAAGAGTAATAACATCGTTAACATTGGTAAGGATTTGATTAGTAAAGGATTCTCTGTTGCAGAACACCCAGACTTTACTAAGACACCAACAGCATCTGGTGGTTCGTATACTCCAGGTGAGGGAAGTGTTTCTGATGTTCACAGTGGTCGTGGACACTACGAAGGTAGAGCTATCGATGTCACAGACTGGAGAGGAACTCTTGAAGATTCAAAGGCAAGATATCGCAGCGTCTTGGATTCAGTTTATAATGATGGAGATATGGGAAATAAACTTCTCATCCACGACAGTTGGGGTATAGCAGATCAAACAGGCAAAGATGGTCCTGGAGCACATGGACACCCAACACACATGCACATTGAGGTAAAGGATAAGGGTGGTAAGATAGGTAAGGGACTCTTTGCAAACCTAGGTGGTCCTGAATTTGTCTTGGATTCAGACTCCTTCATGGCAATTGAAAACAAATTGCCAGGATTCCTGGGAGCACTCAATAAAGCAGATGGTGAAGAGGCATTGAAAGTTTTAGCAAGTTATGCATCATATGAGCAAGGTGGTAGTCAAACTGTCATTGTGAACAGAAATCAAATCATTGGGGATATGGCACAACAGAAACAAAAACAACAGGCACCAATTGTAATTCCTGTTGCTAGTGGGTCTGATGCAACTGCTGGACTCTATGCGATGAGTTAAATAGAGATAAGAGGTAATATTAAATGTCAAACCAAGTAACACTAAGGTCGTCCACGCAGTCTCTGCCAAGAACAATATTAATTACTTCCAATGAAGATCCCAGTAAGCAGGCAGATTTAGTTGGTGGTTTGATATCTATCGCATACTTTGAAAGTATATTGAGTGATACTCTCAGAGCTACGATCACTTTCACTGATACTGGTATTAATAATGTCAATGGTATCAAAGAGAGTATATTAGAGGGACTTCCAATCGTAGGACAAGAAAAAGTTCTATTGAAGTTTGAAGATAATAATGAGGTAACTATTGGTGATAAACCAGAGTTAGTGATGTACGTGAACAAGGTCACTCCTATTGCTGATGATACCAGGAAGACACAGATTAAGTTAGAACTGGTTTCGGCAGAGTTTATTCGTAATGAAAAAACAAGGATAACAAAAAGATATGATGGAAAAATATCGGATCATGTAAAGCAACTATTGACTGAGGGAAATAGTATTGGACTTAAGACTATAAAAGATGTCAGTGACATAGATGAGACATTGAACAATTACAATTACATTGGCAATAATAAGAAACCTTTTTATATCATCAACTGGTTATCTAGAAAAGCAGTATCAGCAAAATCTCAAAGTCTTGGAAAAAGTGCAGGATATTTTTTCTATGAGACATCAAAAGGATTTCATTTTAAATCTATTGATAGTCTGTTCTCTCAGGAACAGAAAAAATCAATCATCTATAATGATACCCCTGCAGTCCCCGAAGGGTATGATTTAAAAGCGTTGGAGTACAACAAGGACAATAATGTTAACGTACAAAACAAATTGAAGATGGGAGCGTATTCAACAAGAACTATATTGTTTGATCCATTTACCACATATTATGAGGTAATTACACCAAATGCAGCAGCTGATGAGGATGCTTTGAAACTTGCTGGTAAGAAATTACCTAAACTAAATGATGAATTTAATAATGAAGGTGCGAACAAAGAGTTCACTCGAACGACCTATCATCTTCTTGATAAGGGAACTTTGCCAACAGGCGATACAAATCAGCAGATAGACAAGTCGGAGGAAGAAAATTTTGAGTACAAAGATATTTTGAATCAGTCTATCATGAGGTATAATCAGTTCTTCTCTGCTATGGCAACTGTCACGATTCCAGGAGATTTCTCCCTAAGTGCTGCTGACATGGTATACTTGGATGTACCACAACTTGAGGAGGAGAGAGCAGAGAATACCAGTAAGCAAAATAGCGGTCTATATATTATAGCAGAGCTTACACACTACGTACATGTAACCGAGGGCACTTTTACTAAACTATCATTAGCAAGAGATTCATTCGGAAAGACTGGAAAACCAAGCAAATCCAGCATAGCAAACTAAGTATCAGTAAACTTAAATGGAAAGCATAGAAAAGCATATCGAAAAGGATAAGGAGATTCTTCAGGATCCCACAACCAATCCACAAATGCGTCGTCACATTGAAGGCGAACTGCATGAACTAGAAGAGTACGCAGAACATCATAAAAAAGAAATTGAAGCTGGAGATCATCATGATCCCAGTTACTTAGAACTTTATTGTGATCAGAATCCCTCAGAACCCGAATGTCTGGTTTATGACGACTGATGGAAGCAAGTACATTATTTAATCCTGGTTTTCTTGGAACAAACTTTTCATGGTGGGTTGGTCAGATAGCTGACGACTCCACATGGAGAGACAATATTAGTTCGGCAAAATATTCGGACAAGAATAGTGTACCTGGTTGGGGAAGAAGATACAAAGTAAGAATTATCGGTCTTCATGATCAGGGACAAGAGACAATCCCAGATGATCAATTGCCATGGGCAAATGTTATGTATCCCATCACTGCTGGTGGTGGACAAACTAATGCAAGTCAAACACCAAATCTCCGTCAGGGAAACATGGTGTTTGGTTTCTTCCTTGATGGTCAAGATCAGCAAGTCCCTGTTATCATGGGAGTTCTTGGCAATAACTCCCAAACAAAATTAAGTCAAAAAATTGGAACCAACAGAGTTACTAATACTACTGCTGGAACCTTAGCAACATCTGGATATGCAGATGGTGCTGTTGCTAAATCTGGAACTGCAAGAGAGGTTCCACCTGATGAGGACAAGAGTGTCACTCAACCAGGATCTTCTGGTGCTGCAAATGAAAATGCTGATGCAGTTCATCAAATAAGTGCTGCTGATACAAAACGTTCAGCAAAGTGCAAGGAAAAAATTGTGCTGATGAAAGCAGATCCTGCAGAGATGATTCCATCAGCAATCAAAGGAATTCAAACAGCGATTGAGAATCTAACTACTAAATTAGATTCATATCTCCAGGCAATCACAAGTTATGCAGATGCTGTTACCAATACTATCTCAAATGTTCAAAACTTAATGCAAAGTTTTTCGCAAGAAATTGCGAAATACATGAAGGTGATCTTTGATAAGGTCATGGAATATGTATTGAAAGTTTTGAATAAGGCAATGAATTTAGTTGTTGCGGCTCTCCCATCTAGTTTTAGATATCAGTTTGCCGACATGAAGGAAATCCTCACTGATCTGACTCGTTGCTTATATTCAAAATTGACAGATGGTCTCCTGGGATTGGTTTCTTCTGCATTAAATGATGCAATAGATATTCCTGGACTTGAAAAGCAGGCTAGAGATAGGGCAGCAGCGGGTCAGGATGAGAATGGAAATCCTGCTGATGCAACAACAAATCCAAATGTACCCATGTGTACTGCAGAGTCACTCACTGCTAGGGTATTAAAGACAGCAAAACCAGATATAGATTCTGCCAATAATAACATCGTAAATAATTTAAATTCCTATATGGAAGATATTAACGATACTCTTGCAGGAGTTACCGGATCTTTTCCTGATATTAAAAATTTAATTCCAGACATTGGTGGAAGTGTGACCTCTGCACTATCTTTCGCTAATATCAAACTAAGTCTTTTTGGATGTGAGATAACACCAAACATAGCACAATCAGATTTCTATACTTTCTGCTCCGCAGGAGATTCGCAACCGGATTCACAAGCACCAAGTTCTAAGTCTATTGATGATAAGACAGCGGTGGCGGATGCTGCTGAAGGAGAAGGACAAACACCATATGTTGAACCCACAAGAGCAACAGCAGATGTAAATAATCAAACTTCTGGACTTGAAATTTATTAATAAATATCATTACGGATATGAGAATGTAGTATAGAAACGCATGTCATCTTTTAATATCTTTGGACCTGCCACTAAGAAAGACATCCGCGTTGGATATGTTGATCCTGATGTGGGATACGTACAAAACGTAAGCATACTTGAAGCTAATAGGTATGCTGCGCTCAATCCTGGAACTGTTTTTATTCTCTACAATAGAGATAAAACTAGATACCTCACAATTAATGAGGTAAATGCATTAACTCCTGACGTATTGGAAGTTGATGGTAATGTTTGTGAAGGTATTCAAGGACTAAAACCAAATGAGAGACCACCTTTTACGACACCATTTGGGTCTGGTGGTGGTACAGATGGTGGAACTGGAACCACTGGTGGAACTG